AACGTTTGCGTTAGTTCCACACAGAGCAGTTCCTACAATAGATGTCGCTCCACTAATACTAGTAGCAGTAATCGCAGAGGCATACATGTAGTCACCTTTGATTGTGGTAGCTCCACTAATACTAGTCGCTGTTAGGGTTCCAGTATATGCATCCGTCGCACTACAAATTGCAACATTAATTCTCCCGATATTGGAGGTTAGTAACCCACCCGTTATCGTCGAAAATGTCCCAGCTGCCATCGTAGTAGCTGTAATAGTAGCTGCATGTACGTTTGTCATGCCACTCATCGTGGTTGCTGTAATAACATTAGAATGTATATTAGAACCATGAATAATCAGAGTACTATTTCCGTCAGCTGCTTTTCCGTATAGGTTAGTAGCCGTCAGAGTCGTCATCCTTGCCGTGGTTCCACTGATGTTGGTAGCACAGATTGTATTAGTATTGATGGTTCCAGAATCAATTGTAAAGGTAGACCCTATGGTAGTAAATGTGGTAGCCTGAACTTCACTAGCGGTTAATACTCCCGCAGCAGTCATTTTAGCAACCATTGCTCCCGCACTATTCCTAACCTGCAGAAGATCTGCAGTTTGAGTCCCTTTTTGTGATCCAAGGATAACAATAGCGGGGTCATCAACGTGCATCGGGGAGACCTGTAGAGTTCCTGACAATGTTCCAGCATCGCCAATACCTACAAATTCGGTTATTCGTTTAGCCATTTATTTTCACCCCCTCTTTCATGAGATGAAAATTTCTAAATGTAAACATACTTCATCACTCCTTTAATGTAATTCACTATACAACGTAACAGTGTGGATTAATAGTCCCCACGTAATAGCCTCATTGGCGATACCAAGCAATGTTACAGGCACGGATCCTGAGAGCAAACTTGGGGTCGTTCCTGTCTGCATAGCACATAAACATATTGTAGGAGCAGCAAATCCAGATCCTGTTAAAACTGCGGTGCCACCTGGTTTTCCGTCCAGAGAGGGAGCCGACTGAAAGCTAATTATGGCTCCAGATGCCACTAAGGTTGCATTATACCTAAAGGCTCCAGCACTCCCAGCTTCTGTAGCTGTAGCTCCTGGCTTTCCTGAACACATAAAGGTAGCCAGAATATCCACGAAGACCGTCGAACTTGGAGGAACACTAATATAGGCTGCTGTTACGACTGTATTAGAGGGACTACCACACACAACGATCGCTCTAGCTTCTACACATTTTGCTTTAGCGGTTTCATAGTTCTGTAGTTTTAGTTGTACATCTCCCGAGCGATTGGGGCGGATATGTACCGTAGCAGGATTTGTAGTATCCGGCATGACATCTCCAAAACAATTTTCCGCATCGGTATTTCTACGCATTTCTTTTCACCCCCTGGGTTATGGTTTCTTTGGGCACTCTTTTTTGTGAGAACCCACTTTGAATCCAGAAGAGAAGACCTCATCACAATAAGGACATTTAAAAGACTTGGTTGGTTTTCCTTCCATGATTTTCTCTTCTTTTTTAGTATCAGATTTTAGAAGTCCAATTATAGTCTCCAGAGCTGCATTGATCCGATCATCAATAACTTTGAGTACTTCGGGGCTAATCGCCACGGACGTCTCTGGTCGAACAACTTCCACTGGGGCAGGTGGTACTATCCTTGCCTGTGTTACCGAGGATGCCGTGCTGGCTCCGGTTACTAATCGAATACTTTCATTATTCTTTAGTCTCTTTATAGCCTTATGGGCGGAGGCAACGTCGTCTCCCTGGATCATATCAAAATCTTTTCCTTTTTGAGGATGTCGATCCAAGAAAGCAATAACCTCTGGATCTGTAGTTTCAAAGTAGTGATCGAAGAAACCCACGCGTTTACCCGGAAGAATGGTAACTCTCCTCTGTTCGTCCATCGTCCTATCTGTTGGTCTCACAACTAATTGTAATTGACTTCTTTTACTAATGTACTGTGCCATAAAAATATCCTCCTTTTAGTTTTCTGACTTCAACATTTTTAGTCTTAGTATATAAGGAATTGCAAACGTATTTTCCTTTTGTTCGGAAGTCTTAGCTTCCATAAACTCAATACCTACTTTTATCTGCTCCTTCTTCTCACGAGAAAAAGGGATAATTGATTTCAATAGATAGTAAGCTTTCTTATCTTTCCACTTGGCTCGAAATTGTCCATCTGGTAAATGGATAACATAAGCTCCAGCTTTTTGAAGTAATTCCATTAGTTGGAAGTCCTTACGTGTTATCCATACATATAGACTACATTCCTCACCCTTCTTTGGTGGTTCAATTTTGATTGCCCCTATTGAATCCAATAAAGCAGCAATATAGGCTGTATCAGTATTTATCATATGTACCTCCTCAACCTAAAAGATAGGGGGGCCGAATAGCCCCCCCATACTATAGATGGTTATTAACCAGTAACACCGTACAATAACCCATGTTTCTTTTCTGAATGGAATTCACAACCGACCTCGCAAATATACTGATCCTTTACGTAGTCGTCTCCTGGATGCTGAATGTCCGTCTCCATCTGGACATCTCGATTTTGCAGATATCTGTAGATGACGTCTTCCAACTCCATTGCGAATGCATATCCACCATAATAAGACGAATAGGAAATGTCACGATATTCCAGAACGATGTCTTTAACCAAGTTAACTGTTCCGTGAGGTGACAGGTACTGAGTAATTGCAATACCATAGGTCTTGTCTTTGGGGAACATCTGAAGTTTGCCCTGTGCCCATAGAGAGATCACGGACAAAATCATCGGAGCCGCAAATAAATACCTACTGTTTGACCCATACCTAAACACTGTCCTCAAGAAGCCCTCAAATTCCGATTCTGTCAACGTTCCACCTGCATCCGTAGCATTGGTCGAAATAAAATAATCAATACCACCGGTTGCCCTGGTGTAGTTCGTTGTAGCAGTGTATTCGTAAGGAATACCAAAATAGAAGGATCTTTCCATCTCCTTCATTAATTCGATACCCTTTTTCTTCCTCTGATAAGGTCTATCTGCACCCCCGTACAATTCTGTATTAGCCAGGGTACGAGTAATTTCCACGGACTTCCGGAAAATCTGTGCATAGTTAGTCTTCTCAGATGTGACCGTACTCTTGGTGTACAAATCACTATAAGCAGAACCTTCCATGAAAGCTGTGCCAATCTTGAAGAAGTAATCACCCGCACACAAGTCAGCGGACGGAGCTCCGACAGAGTCGGAAGCGAAGTTTCTTGTTACGTTGATGACGTCAGGAGCTGTCGCTACTGCATTGACTCGCATAATTTCTCCCGTTCGGGCGAACTTTAAAAGATCACCAGGAACGAAATAAAGATGCTCTCCCGCATTAGCCGTAACGGTAGCCATGCCCGATTCAGCGGATGTTGCCAAACTTGCCCATGTAGGGATAAGTTCGTCTTCCAGCCACTTAAAAGAAGGGTTGATCGCTACTCTTTTATTTAACTTAGAAACCAATACGTACAAAGGTGCGGCATTGGGCTCCCGCCCTGTTAACTTACAGTCGCCTGTAAGATCGGACTATTTCTTCAATCAAATTCTAAAATTTGATTGGCTCTCCGCTTAGTCTCTGAGGGTAAAATCGGTTGTTCTTTCTTAAGTCTACGAAGCCTCTCAATATACAGTTGGAGACAAGGATCATCTTGAAGTTTTGGTCTATCTTTAAGAGATTTCCCCAGATATCCCATACTTTGACGATAATCAATTAATTCTAACATAGTTTCGGCTTGAGACTTCTTTGCAGTTAGATAAGGTAAAACGAGTTCTAGGACCTTTTTGGTACTGCCTTTTCCTGTCGTATTGAGATTTATTACCCAACGTCCTTCGCCTTTTAGTTTATATTTGGCCGTCGTATAACAAAATCCAACTCCAGGAATCTTTTTATAAATTTCACTTACTCGTTTTAATAAATAGACGTTACTATTAGAGATTGTTAGCCACATATAGAGGTTTACTCGCTCAACGTGATGTTTATATCTTCCACTATCACTCTCGGCCTTGTAACCCCTCCATCCAGCCACAATACATCCTTCTCCATCTATTATACCTGCTAACCATCCGATTTGTTCCCTGCTAATTTGCTCCATGTCCATTTGCTTTTCCTCCTTTGGGGAAATGGTTTTGGGAGCTCTCCTAGCATTGAAGAGAGCTTTGAATTTGCCAGAGCTTACCGCAGTAGCAAATAAATTTTATCCGCCATATCAAGAACTTTTTGGTTAGCGGTGATACCACTGGTTGTACTTACTCCAGAGATTAAACTAGTTGCCATATATTATTTCACCTCCATTCCCCTGACAAAAAGGGCCAAGCTGTCTTAGGCGATTAAACGCCTTTTAAAATATCTAGACTTCTAGGTCCAGACTTCATCATAGCATCAAAGTCTTCCTCTTCTTGAGTCTTAGCGGTCGTTCTAGGAACGACTTCAGACTTCTCCTGAGCAGTCGTTGATGTAGATGACATAATGCCTGCTGCTGCTTTACGTCTTTTTATCTCTTCTGTGATCGCCTGCTTAGCCTTCTCATATGACGAGGCCTCCACCTCGGCTCTGATTTCAGCTCTCAGTTTCTCCATATCGGTAACAGAAGTCGTAGTAGAAACGTTGGTTGGCATAGATACCCCTTTGGCTTTTGCTAATGTTTTAGCAAAGTCATATAGTTTTGGTAATCCACTAATATCGCTATCCCACTCTGGATGGATCCTACAAGCTTCAGCAAATTCGGCTTTAATGTTATCAAAATCCGAATGCTCTGACCTAAATTTCTCAAAGGTTGTACGCCTTAATGAGAATGTGTCATAGTCTCTAATCTGCTCGACAGAGACTCGTTTAGAAACTTCCTCTGCTACCTGCCTAGCCACTCTTTCAGCAATGACTTTCGCATTAGCAACAGGGTTGTCTAAGAAGCCTAGATCATCCATCTCAACTTCCGGCTCTGGAGCCCTCACGGGTGGAGGCGTTGGTTGAGGTGTTGGTTGACGATATTCCTCTCTTGGTTTTCTACTTAACTCCTGTACTACATTTTGTAACTGGGACACTTCTTGAGACTTTCGTGTTAACTCAGCCTCTTGGTCCTGCATAGCTTTCAACATCTTTGTAAGAGATGCAGCCTCATCCTTATCTCTAAACTTTTCAGGCATTAAGTTTAAGAGTTCAGCTTGTCCTTTGGGTGCTTCAACTACTGGAGGAGTAGTCTCTACACTTGCAGGGGCACCGGATGGTTCGGGTTGGGTTGCCTGTGGTGTTGGAGCATTCTGAGGTTCGGACTCAGACTCCGCAAACAACAGAGCAAGTTCTTGGTCGCTTAAGAGATCGAGCCCAGAGTGTACTTTATCTTTGAGTTGTTCGATACTCTTCTGCTGGTCATTCATAGCATTATCCTCCTATTTTTTAATTTTCTCAGCCATTGTATTTGCGTCTTTGACCCGAGTCTCAATCCATTTAAGTAACTGCTTGAGTACCCGTATTTCCGCTCGTATATCGGCGAGATCCTCACGAGAAGCTCCCAGAAAGCGGGATTCCTCGATGTTTGGTACCATAAAACCCTCGTATAATAACTTCCACCCATAGGTATCAGTCATATTTACAAGAGCTCCTCCCAGGGTAAGAATATCTTCTATTTTATTTTTATCACGGGGTATCGTTGTTCCATCCTCTAACAATAAATCTCTTCGTTCTAGACTCATTAGACTTCTCCATTTTACAGTTTCTTTAGAGCCTCTTCAGCCCGTTTCTTTAAATCTTCTATAGCCTCTTTACTTAGTTTCTCCATGTTTAGATATTTCGGATTATTCTTAAGTATGAAATACATGGAGCCTGCTCCAACCAACCAACATACAATGGCCAAAATAAGATAAGACATGCTATCAACCTCCTTTTATCCAACTATTCCTGGAGGACCTTGTAGAGCTCCCCCTCCCGTTATCCTCATTAATTCTGCCAACTGAGCTTCTTCCGGCAATGCTCCCTGCCCAGGAACTGGGGGACCTGGCGGCATTGGGGGGCCGTTGGGTCCGGGCAATCCGGGACCTCCAGGTCCAGGCATGGGGGGACCCTGGGGAGGTGGTTGTCCCTCTTGTCCTGGAGCCGGAGGTTGAATACTAATATCTGCTACTGGTATCGGTTGCTGTTGCAGCAAACGATTTGCATTCTTAATATCGAACGAATCAAGTAACATCTTACGTAATTCAAGTTGGTTAATATAGGGATCCTGATTAAATAACTGAAAGGCCTGCATCATTTGCTGTACTCTAACTTCCTTAATAGCAGATACAGACGATCCCATCGGTTGAAAGTTGTACATCTTTAGGATATCGGTAATATCTTGTTGATAGAAGGATTGTCCGTTTCTCTGTCGAAATTCCTCTTCTCCTACAATACGAGCAAACTCGGAGGGTTCCAGAAAAGCGTAATCTAACCACAAAAACATTTTAGCCATACTTCTTAATACAGTAAACTCTAACATCTTTACTACGGTATCAAATCTCACGTTCGAAGCTTGTTGTAATTTTACAATTCCTGTTGCTGTTTCACGTCGCATTGGAGGTTGACCAGAGTCGTAAGGATGCTCACCAATAGCTAAATCCATATCTCCTTTGATAATCTCTTCTTCCTTATATGCAGAACCAGTTACATCAGGAGTGTCAATAGGCTTTATCGCATTAACATCGTTGGACAAAATTACATTCCCAGGATATGAAATAAGACTGTCGAAATCAATATCAGCATATTTATTAGCAATATACATACGATTAATGATAAGATTAACGTTGTCCATCCTTTGGTTGCGTACATCGTTTAATTCCTCCTGTAAACTTTCTGCAATTTCAGGAATACCTATTCCATAAAGCTCGTGCTGTACTGGGACATATCTCGCCATAATAAATGGGAGTAATCCCCCAAAGGGGTTCTTCTCCTTCTTTAAAACTTCTCTCCTTGCCCCAATAGTGTAAATAAACTCTCTATCCCAATATTCTAATACCTCTACTACCTTTCTATTTGAATCAAATCCATACTCATCCAAAATACCAACACTGGTCAACCTTTTCTTCTTATACTCATCTACCGCCATTATGCTTTCCAATTTTCCAAGAAGTTCTGGGACATTCTCATAAAATCCAGCTCTGGACATACTCTCAAGATCTTCATAGTCTGTATAGGATAGTTGGATTATATACTTCATTCGTCGAATTGACTTTGCTCTGTAATCTGGAAAGACGTGGAATAAATCAATGGGTTCCACATCGATATAGTTAAAACTGGCCAATTCATCATTATTAAATTTAGGGATAACCTTGGCAAAAGACGACCCATAAATTGCACATTCTTTAAAGAACTCTAAAATCTTACTAAAAAACTCCAATTGATCTTCATCTAATTGATATTCCAAAAGTCGTTCAAGAAGAATGGCAAGATCCTCGGATGCTCCCTTACGGGGTTGCACCGTTAGGATTGGTCGGGTATTGAAAATCGTTCCTAGCATCTTTGGAACTACAGCCTCTACTTTAGAAAAGATATAAGGCACAAAGATATTAGACTTATAGGGTGTATCCGATACACTCCTATAATTGCGATATAGTTTATAAAATCTCTTCCATCGTGTCTCTTGACTATCTCTCCACTGTTTAACGGCATTGTACAAATCAGAGACATATTGAACTGGATCCTCACGTAAAGTAGTTGGCATAGTTTATTCACCTTATTCTGGCTTGGGTTTTAGGGCCTCACTTACAGTATTCATAGCATCAATAATATCTGTAATTATTCCCTTTCGTGCAGCAGGAACTTCTGGATGTAGGGGCTTTTCCTCGTCTACTGGTTGAACAGGTCTTTTGTATTCTGCCCTATGTCTTGTAAAGTAATCGTCCTTCCAATCATCATCTTTATACTTCTTTCCTGCCATATATAACACTCCTTATTTTGGTTTCTTTCCTAAAAAGTATCCAGTTGTTTGCGAAGCCGTTTGAGGTTTCCTTTCATACTTCCATCCGGGGGGACGATACACGATATTAGCCATACATACATAACGTAAGGCATCTAGCAAATGGTCGTCCTTCTTTCTTGGAGCTTCTTTAGGATTATACTTATCCTTTCGTCTAGCATACTCATCCCATACGTAGTGCTTGAATTCCCGTATAAGATTTCTACAATTTTCTGTAATGTACAACGCTGGCTTCTTACCAACTCCAGGATTTAGGAGGGAGGTTACTTTTAAAATTCCACTCTGAACATCCTTATGAGCCTCAGTAATATAGATCCCATACTTACTCGCCAACTCCTGGGCTTCACTCATTCCAGTGATAGATTGGGGAGCATTGAGGGATGTATCAGCAATGGCCAACCTTGGAGGCCAGCGAACTCCGAGTTTCGCCTTAATCTTCTCAGCTAATTCAGAGATGATACATTGTTCATAAATCTCATCGTAAACCGTCCAGACATTGTCCTTATTTAAACCCAAGAACAAGATCCCGTGAGGATTACGATCGTGCAGATCCATTCCGATAGCCAGTAACCAATCTTTGTCCGGGGTGGTTACGGCTGGTATTACATGTTTATCTTGATCCCATGACTTATAAATCAGACCACTCTTTGGAATAAACATCCCGTGTAATACTGAATCTAAACTATCCTGCATTGCTGGATCTTGTTTAATAGTTTCAATTGCTTCCTTACTTAAGTGAGGATTATCAAAAATGCTCACATGGACATTCTCTACTGCCGGAGGAACTGCTCTGGGATTATCATATAACTCATCATATATCCAATTGAGACCATGCAAGGGAGTACAGGTTATAATAAGTTTACCATTAATACCACTACTAATTGTACGCATGAAGTTAGACTCATATAAATCTCTAGGAGGCTCCTCATCCATCCAACATATGTGACGTTCAGTTCCTTCATACTTTTCCACATCCTGTTCGTAGGATTTAAACTCAATGAAGGTGCCATTGTGTAGAATCATGACCATATCGTCTTTAGTAGGCATCTTCTTTATTGCATGTCGTGGCAACCACTCCATAAACATAGGAAGTAGGATTGCTCGAACACCCTCATTAGATACCCCACAGACTCTTATCTTGAGCGGCGGGTCAGGATAATCCAAGTAAGGATGAATACCAAGAGCAGCCCAAGAGCACTCCACAACACCCCAAGTCGTTTTTCCAGACCTCTTTCCTCCAAGTAGGAGTCGTGTTTTAGCAGTGCTTGTATGCATCTTAAGTAATTTTTGATTATTGACTTCATAGTTTAATAGTTTATCAGCAGCTGCTAAATGACGTTCGGTGATGATGTCATATTCTGCCATTAGGTCTCCACGTAAAGTACGACACTCGCACGAGGAAGTCTAGTGACCGCTACGTTGGCAGCACTAACTACTCGTTCAGTTCCAGCATCTGTGGCATGATCTTTATTATCCCCGGCTGCTGAATAACGTACTATACTATTATATGTCACAAATACAGTACCGGCACTGGCCGCTATCCCAAAAAAGTGAGCACAGGGTTTTGCAGAATAGGGATTGGCTGACGGGATAGTTGTAGTTGAGAGCACAACTGTTCCTAAAGGACTGTAGATTGTCACAATCCCTGCCGAACATGACGACGCTCCTGCTGTTATTGGAGTCCAACTATCACCCCATCGTAAGCCCTGTACTTCTATTCCCCACACTCTTCCCTCAACTCCACACATCGCCGTAAGAGCAGTGCTTCCGGTCGTGGCGGGTGTCCAAACAAATGGTATTGTGTGTGCTACAAAATTTCCTCTTGATCCCATTATTTCATTCCTCCGTAGTTGTATTTAAAAATGCAACGATTGCTCGTATTGCTTTAGATAGATTATTGAAAACCCACTCTTCCTTAAATAGTCCTGCCCATACAGATAGGATATACCCATTATCCGCTTCCCTAATCGTAATCTCTTTCTTCACCCTACGTTTTGGTGGAGGGGATGGCGGGGGGACAGCAACATCATTACTTAAAGGTACTTCTATAACTCCACTCTCTATATCCCCCGGACCGTGCTTTATAATCTTTGTTGGGGCTGGTAGTTCCGGATTTTTGTCGATATTCGTTCCCGCTATTACCTGATCATCTATATTCGATCCCATATATTTCTCTCCTTATACACTCACATGGGTGACATGTTCATACCAAGATAATTCTAAATTTAATGTTAATCCTGCGGCATCACTTTCTACCTCGAAACAATACTCTGTATTTTGATCCAATATCCACTCATTAGTGTCTCTACCTTCTCCGCCGTGTTGTTTTGCAGCCCCGGAGTATTCTTGCTGTAATTGAGTTCCATTTCCCGTCTTAGTTACGTCAGTGGAGTACTTCCCAACCGTTGGGGTGAGAGAATTGTCAATTATTGAGGATGTCAATCCACTATTCCTATTCCTATTCACGGCAGCAACATGAGTCCCAGTATTATCCGTGATCGTTGGAGCTTCATAGATATTGAGATAAGCAGCCCCAGAAGATCCCCACCGGGCAAACATATGAATCCACTTTCCAGTAACATTCGGAGTCTTTAAATAAATATTAATTGTCTGACCATCGCCCTTGCTCGTGCCCGAGTGAAAGGCATTATAGGTATTCCCCTCATGGATCTCATGATGAGCAAAATCTATCGTAACTAAAGGACCGTGGGTTTCTGTCGAGTTGGATCCCACATTATCAATTACAGGTTGACTAGATTGACCACCTTCACTATCGGAACCATAGATATCTGAATCTGTCCTTAAAGACCCGTCCGGCATACATGTTAAGAATGTAGCTCTTCCCGCTACTACAGAGGCCCCCACACTTCCAGCACTATTTTCAATGGCCATTATTGAAATACCCTTATCATATACGTAGTCTACCGCATCTGCTCCCTGAGCTTTGACTACATTCTCGGCCATATTGGAATCAACAACATAAAGATCACCATACGTCGACGTTTGAGGCACTTCTAGTTGGAGGTCTCCCACCAATCGGGAAAACAACTTTCCAGTAGCATCACACGTCACCTGCAAGTCCCCCACATTGGCGGACGCATATACTGATGTTATATTACTTGCCATTTGTCTCTATTTTCCTTGTGGTCTACTTTGTGTTCTTTGTCTACGCAATATTGATTTAACTTCTATGTTGGGGTGTCTACGATCTACACCCAAGTAACCGACGATAATTCCACCATTTGAAAGGTGGATTTGTTTTTTACTACAATCTACTAATCCTCCATCAATACAACCACCCAACATGATAACTGTCCTACACTTACCAGAAGAAGCTGACCCCCCAAGGAGTGATCCCCCACTAGCTAACCACTCATATAATTGTGTTGCTGGAAACCACTCATAGGCAACATCTCCTCCGATAATGGCCCCTGCTATAGCATTTACAATCCTAGATCTGTTTTCAATTGATAATCCCCCAAGGATGACTCCGCCAAGAGCATCAAATAAAAATCCCTTATTCAGAGTTGCGTGTCCACTAGCAATCCCTCCTCCTATGGGGAATGTCAAACATTTTCTTATCTCATCTGCTAATCCACCATCTGTAGAACCACCAGACATAACAGCAACTAAACCTTTATTTTTAGTAGCCGATCCCCCAGTAATGACTCCTTCTATAGATGAGAAATATCTCTTTCTTAATTCATCAGCAGATCCACCTAGTAAAGATCCTCCAACCACCATCCACTCGTATAATTGAGTTCCGGGAATCCACTGATAGGCAGTCGTTCCAGCAGTGATGGAACCACCAACCATACTAGTTGAGAAACCTTTATTTCTAGTAACTACTCCTCCAAC